TACACAGACCGTGCCCCTACTAGGTCTCCTCCACGTTCTGACTCCCCTGAGCTTAGCACGTGCGGTGTCGTACGAGCACGATATTCTGGCAAGAACATCATCATGGGTTTAGTTCTGGCCTCAATGACATGAGGAGCTACCCCTTGATCTACAAAGGTGTATATCTCTGCCGTAGTATACCCCTTGTCTGCGACTTGTTCGCCATTCTCGACTACACCCACGGTAATGCGTACATCGTTACTCACAGATGCACTCTGAGAACCTGCAGGCTGACTCTGCAAACCAAGTTTAGAAGCAAACTGTGGTTGAAAGGACCATCCTGCTGTTGTCTTCTTATAAAGGTCCACAGCCTCTTGTGCTATTGCTGCCAGCTCACGTAGTATCTCCTGGCGAACTGCGTCCGGTACGATCATCCTAGGCAAAATCGTCCTGCCAGCCAGTTGCGTACCAAAAGGCAAATTGCCCATACACACAAAACTACCGCTGGCTTCAGAAGTGCTACGAGTGAAGACAACGTTATCACCGCTCTGATGAAGTGTCATCTAGAGTTTCCTCCGAGCGATCAGCGCCTGCACAGCATCAAACGACTGCCGTAGGTCAGCAGTGCTGCGCACGATACGTTCTACTACTTCCGTCCCTGGTTCGTTCATCTCACCCACTGTATCCAGGAAACTCTCGGGGGCATCGCCTGCAGACACAGCTATCTGCAGTGCTTGCTGCGGCGTGATCTCGCCTGAGTTTACCCGCAGCGCCCGCTCTCGCGCACGAGCATGGGCGAGTTCTACTCGGATTCTCTCAGCCCCCGACTCGGTCGACGTAAACTGGAACGTAACTGTCTCCGGCAGCACAAAGTAGTTCAGGTTGTACTCAAACAACTGGACAATGAGTCCAGGCCCCTTACCACGAGCGCTGTCTGACATCTGCTCAACCTGCGATGCCGTGCCCAGGTTCCCACCAGGAAGTGGAGCGAACTCGCTGTAGTGCGTGCCAAAGCCCAAGGCCAGGGCTGAAATGTACCACTTAAAGGTTGTGTCCTCATCGTAGCCATCAGGCAGCCCTGCTAGTTCGATCAGTTTGGCATCTACAGGCATGCCTGCGTCGTTCGAGGAAAGGATCACAGGGCCTGTATAAAGCGAGCGTCCTTCCTGCTCCTGCTCCTGAACCATCGCGTTCGTGATGGCCTCCTTGACGATACCACGGCGAATGCCCTGCACGAACAGCATACCAGGGACGCGCTTGCCAGAAAGTTTCTGCCGCTTGTAGACCCCAATGTCACGGAGAATCTGTGCAGCTCGCAGAACGCGAGAGACGGCGCAGTAGCCCCAACCTCGCAACTCCTGCTGCGGCGTAGGCATGTCCGCGATAGGCCGCACGCTGAACCAGGGCAGATCATGTACAGTACCACGCTGATCCTCGTATTGGACCGGTATCAAGGGATTTCCGGTATGACGGCAGCGAGCTGAATCAAGATGCCCAATAGCTGCGGGTATACTAGTGCTCGATGCTCCAGGCCGCCGCCCCAGTTCCATAAAGCCGCCATTGTCCGTGGTGAAGATGTCCTGCATCATCTTCATAAGGAAGTAGACCCATCCGCTTCCCAGGTCTGCAGACTGCAAGATTGTGTTGGAATAGTTCACAGAGCGAGCAGGACCCGTCATCTTGTAATCGAGCGCGCACAGCTTGGCGCACATTGAGAATACGGCCCCCGCCAGCATAGGCTCTTCCTTCCACAACTGCCTAAGCTTGAGGTCTCTTGCCTTGCTTGGCCAAGCGGGAACTGTGTCAGCCACAGAAGCAAAGTACATTACAATAGGATTTTCTGAGATCATCTGTGACATAATCTCAGGCTGTGGATTCTGTACACTGATGGATAGTAGTTTTTCGGGATCAGTAATTGCCATCAAGCTACTCCGCTAACGGTGCCGCCTGCCGATGCTAGGATTTCCCCACATACGCAGGTATTGAGCAGCAATGTTGGGCATCGCCCGTGGAACGTCGATACTCTCTGCATACACCTCTTCCCGCTCCTGCTCTACAGTTACGATCTGATGGGCCGTGTCGAAAAACCGAAGCGGTTCCCCAGGAGTTTTCTCTCCCCAAATCTCTTCACGATCTTTGGGCCATACACCGTAGCGCATCGCATCGGATGCATTGTCCTCTTTCTTCAGCGCCTGCTGTGTCTTAGGGCTCCGCGAGTACGCAGGTAGCTCTCTCAAAGAGAACTCACAGCGCGGATGGAAGATCAGATGCGCTTCGCCCTTACCGTTCTGTATCCAAGATGCTGTGCGCTTGATACCCTCGACTACATCGTGCGTGGCAGATACTGTGTCGATGTCCATCTGCCACAGACGAGAGCGCAGTTCTGCGGCGCTAGAGTCTACGTAGGCAATAGTTGGGTGCGCTGGACACTTCTCCAACGCCCGCTTGATTGAGACCTCTGCCAGCTCACCAACTACGACATACTCATCAAACACGTGCAGATTAGGTGGAATTACCTGTGCCATTAGAATAACACGAGGGTGGCCTTCTGTAAAGCCATCATCCACCCACCACTCAATTGGCACTCCTCCCCTATACTCCGCCTGCTGAGAGACGTTGGGACCTCCAGGTGTAGGATCGAACATGTCCCACACAGCGCCTTCCAATGTAACGAAGGCACCCTCAAGCTCCTGCTCACGTAGTTTGCCCGAGTATAGACCGCTCTGTGCGGCATAGTAGAATGGATCGAGATTCTTCTTGTTGTCCTCCGTCCTACCATGGAAGTATTCAACAACCGGTCCCTTATAGCCTAACTCACGAAGGAGAGTCAGCGCTTTATCATCAAACAGCTTGCGATAGAACACGTCGTATAGCCAGTGACTGATACCGTTCGGCGTCGTTGTCACCCACAACTGCGGGTTCTGCCCGATACGAATACGACCTAGCAGGATGTTGAAAGCATCGCGGGTTTGCTTGCGACCACCTTCGTCAAACCAGCACCAATTGACGTTGGGACCTGCCCAACTCCTTTCGTCCTCAATACCACCGTAGTAGACGATAACTTCCTTGCCACTGATGTTGAAAGTAAGGAACTTCTTCTGTGTGTAGGGATGATCCAGGTTGGCATTGGTACAGCGGCCCATGGGAGCCCACTTTAGAAACTCAGGCCATGTCGACTTGGCAAACTGTGGGAAGTCCGGTGCAACGATAATGCCGTCTTCCTTGTCCTGTATTTTCCTTACTGCTTTTACAGCACCTCCCGCTGTTTTTCCACTTCCAACGCCGCCAATATAACCTACAACACGAGCTTGGCTCAGCAGGAAATCAGCCTGTGCTTGGTTCTCAGAAGCGTCAAAAACTTTCGGCATTAACGTCTGATCCGATGGCGACGAGAGGTGCCTCTAAAGGACCATAAGTGGTTCGGGTCTGTCACACTGCTACTACCACCCTCAAAGTTACCAGCTATCTCCAAATAAACTTTAGTAGGATAAGTTTCATCAATAGTGAGTGATGGAGAAGCCATCGAGCACATCCACAGATCGTTGCTTCCAATCTGCAGATTATGGTAATCTCGCTCGTTGAGAAAGAATAAGCGTGTCCACGCAGCCTTCTCGACAGCAGCTACGTTTAGATCGCCATGGACTAACGCCCCAGCGCCGCTATCACGAGCAAAGTCAGCAATGTCTCCGTAGTATGACCCGATAGTGAAGTCATTGAAGAAGTTTAAAGTCTGCACGTCGGTGGCTACAAAGGTTCCTCGGACGACGTGCATGTCTGCATCGTATTTGGCATAGTCCCAGGCAGTAAGCAACTGGCACGAGTGAATGGTAACAGTATCCACTGTAGCGTCCACACCAATAGCTGTTGTATCGAAGGCGCAGCAACTTCTGGTCAGACGGAAGCCACCACCAATTGCATAGTCGCAGCTGTTCAAGCCATAGTTCACCGCAAACCAATCATTCGCCTGAGTAGCATTGCGAACCATAGCCCAGGAAGTAGATGGCGTAGGCCGCCCATTTCCATAGCCCTTACCTGTCAATTCGTCGCCCGTAAAGATCATAGCATCTATAGCCAGCGGCCAAACTACAGTACCGAGAGACGTCTTCGTTGTAGAGTACTTAGTATAGAGAAGCTT